TGTTTATTGGATATTTGAGCAAGAGGCTGAATTGATTTGGTTATGTCAATTGGCTCATTTAATTGGTAGAACGCCGATTATTTATATAATCCCGTATCTTCCATATGCCAGGCAAGATAAAGGAGTAGATAATCATAGTTGTTTCGCTAGCACTACTTTTCAAATATTGCTGGATGGTTGTTGTAATCCGACTGATACGATTCACGTTTTAGATGCACATTCTGAATTTGCGTATAATTATTTTGACGCAAAAGTTATCAACTACATTCCTTATGATGAAATTAAGTTTGAATTTGAGGTTAACAATAATAACTTAATGTTATTGCCTGACTTCGGCGCATTTAATCGTTACTACCAAGCAGTTTCCCATAAAGCTACACATTGTGTGAAAGACCGTGACCAAGCAACAGGAAAGATTAATTCAATTACATTACCTGATGATGTTGATTTTAAAAATAAACGTGTATTAATAGTTGATGACATCTGCGATGGTGGCGCAACATTCATAGAAATAGCAAAGCAATTAAAAGAGCGCGAAGTGGATCAAATAGCGTTATATGTAACGCATGGAATATTTAGTAAAGGACATGCGCCGCTAGTAGATGCTGGAATAACTCAAATTCGGTCTTATAACTATGAAAGTTTTTACGAGAAAATAATCAATGAACAATAATCTATTATTAATGACAGACGCTTATAAATTCGGTCACATCGAACAATATCCAGAAGGCATGAATAAAGTTTATTCCTATTTAATATCGCGCAGTGACCATAAATACAAAGAACAAATGTTTTTTGGATTGCAATATTATTTGAAGCAGTATTTAAATCCAATCAGCTACGAAGACATACAAGAAGCTGTGCATTATCGAAAACAAATATTAGGCAGTTGTCCATCTTCTCTAGTAGCGGCATTTTTGAACTTGTATAAATTAGGTTATCTACCATTAAAGATTAAAGCTGTGCCTGAAGGAATGGTATTGCCTGTTAAAAATGTATTGATGACAATTACTAATACTCATCCTGATTTTTATTGGTTAGTCGGTTACGTCGAATCATTATTACTGAAAGTTTGGAACACAATTAGTGTGGCTACATATAGCTATGAAATGAAAAAGCTAATTACAAAGTTTGTGGAGATGACATGTGACGATACAAGTCCAATTCCTTTTATGCTTCATGACTTTGGTTATCGGGGTTGTTCTTCTGAAGAAACAGCGGCACTTTCTGGAGCCGCTCACTTATGTAATTTTCTCGGTACTGATACAGTTCCCGCCGTTAAGCTGCTCGATCAATACTATATGGCTGACGGTATCTCTGGGTATAGCGTGCCAGCTAGTGAGCATAGTGTTATGTGCGCTTATGGAAAAGAAAATGAAATCGATGCCTTTCGAGCTATGCTTAAATTGTATCCTACCGGCATTCTTAGCATCGTTGCTGATAGTTACAACTTATGGAAAGTGCTCGTAAACATATTGCCGCAACTTAAAGATGAAATAATAGCGCGTGATGGTAAAGTAGTTATTCGCCCAGATAGCGGTGACCCACATAAGATTATATGTGGCAATCAAGAAGGCACAAACGTATTTGAAAAAACTGGCTGCTTAAGATTATTAGACAGTACATTTGGCAGCACAACTAATTCAAAAGGCTTTAAGGTTTTAAACCCAAAGATTGGTTTAATTTATGGGGATGGAATGTACTATGAACGATATAAACATATATTACAGGACATGCACGCGATGGACTATGCCGCATCAAATCTTGTCATTGGCCTGGGCGGCTTGTTATTACAACAACATAATAGAGATGATTTGGGAATTACATTTAAAGCAACTTATGGTGAAAGACATGGAAAGCCATTTGATATCGTTAAAGACCCAATCACAGATGCAAAAAAGAAATCTCATCAAGGTTTACTATGCTTAGAAAACAAAGACGACATTATTTCTACAAAGGAGCATTGCTCAGCCGAAGAAGAGCAAAGCGGCTTGCTTCGTGTTGTCTATGAAGATGGAAAACTTTACAATCAAAGTGATTTAAACGATATTCGGGAGAGAGCGAATGCCAAGCAAAACTAAAAAACAAGCACGCCTTATGGCGGCTGTTGCACACAATCCAAAGTTCGCTAAGAAAGTTGGCATACCAGTTAAAGTTGGAAAAGAATTTAATCAAGCTGATGCTGGGACTGGAATATTGAAAGGCAAAAGGAAAAAGAAATGATAGACGATAAATATATAGTTCAGAATGGTCCATCATGTATATTGAAAGCAAATGACACCGATGAATTACAGAAGAAATCAGCAGATATTTATGAATGGTTAGATTTTTTAAATATGAATATTAAAGAGAATAAGAGGTTAATGGCTGAAGCATTGGCAACAGGTGAAACCGTAAAATGTTATGCTGGCGAAAATGATTTTGTTATTACAATGATAAATAGAGAAAAGAAATGACAGCAGATGAAATGAGAAAAATCAGCGATGTCAACCATACGGGGATTGGATATAATTTGAGGCTGCAGATTATAAATGCAGCTAATAATGGTCAATATACAGTGCAGGTTAATGGAATCCTTAGCGATAAGGAACAAGAATGCTTGAGGAGCAATGGATTTAATGTGCAGCACATATACTGTAAGGATGCATCGATTTCTCCTGTAACATTTATTAGTTGGCATAAAGAAGAAGAGAAATGATTATAGAAACTTCCCAACAGTTAATGGATGAATATAAAAGACGTATGGAGTGCCGTATTGTTCATTGTGATAATTGCAACATAACTGCTGCCAGACATGGAGGGCATAGAATATTTAAAGTAAGTTGCGGACATCAGATTATGTTTGTGCCAGGGACTCATCATGATACTTTACCCGCCGGATGGTCTGCCATAACTTGTATTTGCGGTAAAGTTTTTCCAGAAATAGAATTTGAAGATTTCGAATTTCCCTGTAAGACGTGTGAAGAGAGAAAAAATGATAAACGAAAAAAAACCATTTGATATCGCAGAGTTTAATCGCCGTATGATTATGCGATTGACGCAAGAGAATGAATATGTAAAAGCAAGTCTACATGCGGCGTGGAAAGAAATAGATAGGATTAAAGGCATCCTAGAAAATGAGGCAGAAGGCAACATTAAATGAAAGTATTAGAGTTGATGCATAGCTTAGAAGAAGCGTATGATAGGTTCGGTGATATTGAAGTCGCTATATACGACACGAAATGTGGTGATAAATATAAATTAAAGATTAAAGAACTAATCATCGAGTCAGAAGAATTTATAATTAAATGTGAGTGATAAATATGTCAATTAAAGATGGCAAGTTAGTCAATGGCATTGGAAAGATAGTAAATGGTAAGTTCGTTTCGGTGTCACTTCAAGATGCTGCTAAACCAAAACCAATTAGCGACAAAGAAAGACTTGCGCGTTATCGTGGTGAACGAAACGAAATAGACAAAGAAAAACGAGGAGAAATTTAATGACTGATTTTGATGTTCATCCCGACGGTTACCCAGCGAGTTTAGAAACTATGCCGTTGCCAGTGGCTAAAGTTGACCCAAGATTAAGCCGTAATTCTCAAGAAGATTTGCATATGGCTATTGACTTAGCGTATTCTTTTGCTTCGGCTATTAATGCATTGCATCCTTTGGCTGAGAAACAAATCAAAGGAATGATATTTCAGGGGAATTTATTATGATTAAATTAGAAGATGTTGTTCGGGATTTAAATTATAAGTTTAATCTCTTTTTAAAAGATTCGCCTCCTTTCCCGAAATATAGCGCGAATACTTTTGAGATTAATTCACGATTAGACCATTCTATTCTAGATGAAGGTCTAGAGATTAAAGCTGTTTATGGTAGATGCGCGGCTCATCCTGAAGGTACTGGTGAAGCAAATGTAAGGTATGAAATAGGTAAGTTTATTAATAATCTTTCTGATAAAGAGGCAATTGAACACATAGAAGAAAAAGTCGGGATAGCGCTTTTCCAAATTAGAAAACAATTAAGAAAAGATGGTAATTTATAATGTTAAACGATAGATGGGCTAAAAGAATATTACGGGCTGCAAAGACGGAAGTAATTGCTTCTGATGTAAAGCTTCCAGAAGAATTTAAATCAAACATAATTAATAGAGATTGTGAAATGAAAAATTGCGTTAAAGACCATGCGAAGATTATGGAATATTTACATAGAGAAAACGCTTCAGGACACGCGCATAACTTAGATATGTTGTTAGCATCACTGAATGTTAATCAGCATTTACGTGAAGCATTTTTAAGTGCAGAAGTAACAGAAAGAGACGGTATGTATATTTTAAGTTTCCCGTTTGGCGTTAAGAAGATTGAATATATTTTATCGAAGAAAGCAGTAGATAATGAATGAACATGTTAAAGGTCGATTATGTCAGTAGTAATGACAGAAAGAGAAATTCAATTAAGACTAAAACTAAAAAATAACTTCCCGCATTATGCCTACAAATGCTTGATGATTCGGACGAAACCTGGCGAAATCCTTCCGTTCGCACTTAATAAACCACAACTTTATTTACATTCCAAAATAGAAGAGCAAAGAAAAAAAACAGGACGTGTTCGCGTTATTATTTTGAAAGGCAGGCAGCAAGGCATTTCTACTTATGTTGGCGGTCGATTTTATCATATTGTTTCACATAGAACAGGTTATCGTGCATTTATTCTTACTCATGAGCAAAGAGCAACAGATAATCTATTTGAGATGGTAAAGCGTTACCATACTTACTGTCCTTTGTTTGTTCGTCCGATTGAAGGCGCGAACAGTTCTAAAGAACTTAATTTCCTTTCTCCAGAATCAGGTTATAAAGTAGGCACAGCAGGCAGTAAAGGCATTGGGCGCTCGAATACAATCCAGTTGTTTCATGGTTCAGAGGTAGGTTTATGGGAGAACGGCATACAACATTTAGATGGCATTATGCAAGCCATTCCTAGGATAGCAAATACAGAAGTTATCCTTGAAAGTACTGCGCAAGGTAAAGGTAACATCTTTTATAATTTATGGGATGAAGCTAATCGTGGTGAAAATGAATTTCTACCCGTATTTATTCCTTGGTATTGGAGCGATGAATATAGAGAGCCATTACCTGTAGGGCTTAAAGTAGGTGACCCAGGATACTTTGCATTAACTGATGAAGAGCACGAATATAAGAAGCTTTATAATCTAGATAACGAGCAGATGCATTGGCGCCGCATTACGACTAACAGTAGCCAACTTAAAGAGCTTGGTTTTAAGCAAGAATATCCTTCGACAGCAGAAGAAGCATTTATTGTTACGGGTGGTAATTGCATTATTTCCAGCTTGTCTGTTGAAAAAGCCAGGAAATGTACCGTTGGTGCTTCTGGGGTTAAATTTATAGGCGTGGATCCAGCAGGTGGTGACCCAGAAAATATGGGTTCACATCGTGACAGAACATCTATTATTATCCGTCAAGGTCGCGTTGCCTATGGTCTCCAAAGCTATCAAAATAAAGACACGATGCAAACGGTCGGCATATTAATTAATTTAATTAAAACAGAACAGCCAGATTTTATTTGTATTGATGTAACAGGTCTTGGCGTAGGTATTATTGACCGCTTGCGTGAACTTGGTCATGGTCAGATAGTTAAGGCAGTTAACTTTGGAGGTGTAGCTTTACAGGAGGATAGATACGCAAACAAACGTGCTGAGATATGGTCATTAATGGGTGATTGGTTAAAAGAAGTCCCTGTATCAATTCCTGATAGTGATTCGTTACATTCTGATTTATGCGCTCCATTTTATGATGCAGATTCACTCGGGCGCGTCACATTAGAAAGTAAAGATAGAATGCGTGCTCGAGGTGTCCGGAGTCCGGACGAGGGCGACGCGCTTGCTTTAACTTTTGCCTTCCCTGCTTTAAGAAACAATGCTAATATAGGTAATATATACAACCCTAATATTAGAATTTAGAGAATGGCAGATTCCTACAACATCGGTGCTTTTGGTAGTGATACGGGCGATAACGCTATTCTCGATCGCATTTATAAAAACGTTAATCGTTATTTTAGGTTTAATCAACATAATATTAATCGTAGCCGCGTAGACCGTCGTTTTTTATTTTACGATCAATGGACTCTTTTCGAACGCCAAGCTTTCCAAGCCTTAAATAAACCAATCTTCACTTACAATAAACTCTATGATTATTATCGTAAGCTTATTGGCGAGCAACGTTATAACACCTGTAATTTAGAAGTTAGTTCTTTAAATGGTATTGGCTCACAAGAAGATATTACATTACGTGCCGATATTATCCGTGGGATTGAATATCGATCGAAAGCTGACATTGCTTATCAAACAGCATTTGCTAATGCTGTAAGTGGTGGTATGGGATTTATTCGCGTACGCACTGATTACATTTCGCCTAAATCATTTAAGCAAGATATTTTTATCGAAGCTGAGAAATATTCTGATAGGGTAGGTTGGGATCCAAACGCTACATCTATGACGAAGACAGACGGCAATTTCATGTTTCGTTACGACACAATGAATCGTGATGACTTTGAAGAAAAATACCCAGACATCCCTTATCCGCAGTCTTTTCCTGCAAGCTATAACACTGAATATTTTAATTGGGGCGATATTAAAGGCATTACTATTTGTGAATATTATGAAAAGCAATGGTATAACTTTACTTTATATCAGCTCAGTAATGGCGAAGAAATTAGTAAGAAAGATTATAACAAACGTAAAAAAGCGTTAGAGCAACCAGAAGAAGCCGAAGCAGAAGCAGCGCAAGGAATTGCGAGTGGACGTCAAATATATCAAGAAGAAGAAATGCAATCGATGATTGCTAATGCGCCACCACCGCCTCCCGAACAACCTATGCAACCTCAAAACCCTGGTATGCCGCCACAACAACCAGGAATGATGCCGCCTTCCGGAATTCCGGAAATGCCACCACAAACTCCTGCTGCGCCTCCGATGATGGCTGGCGTAGATGTAATGCCTACAATAGTAAGCAAACGTCGTTCGCGTGATTATAAAATCATTTGTTATAAAGCGATTGCCGGGCATATTATTGAGACCTACGAATGGCCCAGCAAGCATTTTCCATTTGCTGCGGTCATGGGTGATGAAATAGTCATCGAGGGAAAGACCACGATTACATCGTTGGTTACTTATGCTAAAGACCCTCAAAGATTTTTAAATTTCTTGGCGAGTGATACTGCTCAAGCAGCAAAGAACAATCGGCGGGAGCAGTTCTTAGCTACTCCAAGTAATATTCAAGGCTATGAACTTCTATGGAAAAACCCGGCAAACCAAGCGGGCGTATTGCTATATAAACCCGATGATAGAACACAAAAAGAACCTATTCGGTTACCTGTTCCTGAATTGCCGCAAACATTATTAATGAACATGCAGCAAGCTGACAAAGACTTGCGCAGCATTATTGGCTATCCGCAAGAAATGAATGATGGACGCGCTTTTGGTCAATTATCTGGAAAGGCAATTCGTGAACAACAAAAGATTGGCAATTCTTCAAACCTTGTTTTCTTTGACAACCTGAAAATAGCGCAAGAACAAATAGGACGAGTTATATTATCAATGCTGCCGCAAGTTTATGACACCGAGCGCGTTTTATCTGCGCAAGGCGTTGATGGAAAATCTAAACAAATTACAGTTAATAAGAAGATTGCTAATGGAATGTCGAATGATTTAAGCAAAGGTGAGTTCGATATTAAGATTACTGCTGGCGCAAATTATGCCGCTCAAAAGGAAGAAGCATTACAAGTTTTGATACAGCTAGCGCAAACATCTCCGCAAATGCTTCCGTTAATCGCAGATATCATCGCTAAAAATATTGATATTGAAGATAACATTGAATTAGTGAACCGATTAAAAACGTTAGTGCCACCCGATGTGTTAGCTAAATCGGAAGGTAAACCGCCACCACCACCAGCACCGCCGCCGCCACCAAATCCAGAGCAGCAAATACAGATGGCAAAATTGCAGGGTGCGCAGGACGATGTCAAAGCTAAACGTGAACTAAATCAGGTTAAAATGAGCCAAGCCATGATTGAAGCGCAATCATCTAAAATACGTGCTTATGCTGACTTACAACGTGGCGGACTCGATTATAAGGCAGCTATGGTTGAGAGCGCAGCTAAGATTGCAGCTGCTCATGCCGATGTTTCAGACAAGCATTTCGAAACCATAAAGCATATCCATAACCTTACTCAGCAACCGCTACGTCCTAAAGAGCCAGATGAACAAGAAGCTGGGGCATAATCCATTCATCATGACTTGAATGTACGGGTCTTGCTTTTATCCACTCGTATACTTCAGATGCTGCCCATCGATTAATTTTATTAACTTTAACTCTTTGCGGGAAAGTGCCGTTATCTCCTCGCCGATATATCGTTGTTATACTTAATCGAGTAAACCGAACTACTTCATCTATTCTTAACCATTTGTTGTTTTCAAGGGTCATATTTAATCAACCTATTTCACTATTGAACCAACCTATTTTATACCATAACCCGAAATAACAATAATTTAAAAATAAATTATCTTTTAGTATAAATATACTATTGCGCATTATTTAAATTTATTATAATATAATCGGTAATAATGGTGATTGTAGCTTAATAGCAAAGCCCTAAGCTGTGAACTTAGTAGATATGGGTGCGAGTCCCTTCCTTCACCCCAAATAAAAGCGAATATGCAGCTTTACAAATGTATAGGGCTAATATGCTGCCAAACGCATAGGGTTTGAAAGTAAACCGTAAACTTGAGGTAGAAATAGTATGTCAGAAACACTTAATGTGGAGACAATTAGTCAGCCAGTTGTTGAGAGTAATAGTAAGAATTCTTTTGAAGCACCGACAGAGACCCTGTCAACGCCTGAAGCAGTCGAAGAGAAAGCGTCTACTTCTACGGAAGCTACGCCTACTGAGAATGCAGAAGGTGAGTTACCTGAGTTTGCTAAACGCAGATTAGGTAAAGAGCAAAAGAAATATGAACGAGAAATTGCAAAAGTTCGGGCAGAGCTAGACCAAGAACGCGCAAGAAATAATGCGCCTCAGCCGCAAGCTCCTTATGGTGCGCAATCGCCAACCGGTTACAACGACCCTATTACGGGACGTTATATCGACACGAGCACGCCAGAAGGTCAAGCAATTTTCAACTATCAACAAGAAATGTCACAACACTTGAACGCTCAAGAGAAGCAACAGCAAGAGCGCTCTCAGAAAGAAGTAGAAGCAAAACGCTTCGAACACTTTCAAGATTCATTTGAAGATGCCAAAGAAAGGTATTCTGATTTTGAAAAAGTGATTAGAGCATCTGGGATGAATGGCACTATCGCAAGCGAATTGTCAGATTTTCCCAACCCTGGCGAACTAGGCTATTACTTAGCTTCAAATCCACGTGAAGTCGATCGATTACAAAAACTACCTGCTTACGAAATGAAGCGAGAGCTTGTTCGGCATATGGCAGATATGGTTTCAAAAAACAATATTACTAAGACACCCCCACCAGTTAAACCGGTAGGGTCGTCATCTGGCTCATTTGCTAAACCTTTCGCTCAAAAAACTCTTGCTGAATTAAAGGCAGAGCGAAGAGCGCAATTAAGCGGCGAAGCCCCACGTGGTAGACGTTAATATTTAAGCCTTCGACTTACCTTTAATTCAATAATTAATTTATTAAACATAAGGTGAGTCATGGCTAATCAAATTCCCGTTACAGAACTTATCGCTAATGCTGCGCTTGCAGAATTAGCGACTAACAACTCTTTACTTTTAACTGGTGCGCGTACTTATGAATCGGACTTTAAACAAGCCGATTATCAAGTAGGTGACACTATCCGTTTGCGTAAACAAACTCAAGTTACTGTTAATCAAGGACGCGTTGGTGTTCTTCAAGATTCTATTGAGAAGACCGAACCGTTATCGATTGATTATCAATTAAATGTGACGCGTGAATACAGTACCCGTGAATTAACATTATTCATGAATACTGATCAAGCTCCATTTAACGAACGATATATTCGTCCTGCTGTTCAAGCGCTTTGTAAACAAGCTGAAAGTATTATCGCGCAAGGCGCAATTACTCAGTTAAATTATGTTTCCGGAAATCCTTCTGCTCCCGTCAACTCATTTGCTGTTGTCGATCAGGTTTACGCGAAGATGGAAACCCAAGCAATGCAAATCATGAATGATGGGTATTTAGCTTTGGCTCCTTTCCAAGCAAGCGCATTGAAGTCAGCTAACCAAAATGCATTTAACCCGACCTTAAATGAAGACATCACGTTTGCATCACGTCTTGGTCACTACTCAGTGTTCGACTTGTTCTCTAACCAATCCGTCGCTTTTCATACGGTTGGTGTAGGTGCTGCGGGTGCTGTTGTAGCGTCAACTCCTGCAAGCGGTGACTCTACTGTGAATCTAAGCGGTTTAGGCGCAAGTGTGACTGGCGTTTATTTACCAGGCGATACCATTCAATTTACTGGTGTAAATGCTGTCAATCCAATTGATAGAAGCGACACTGGCTTATTGATGGATTTCACCGTTCAAAACCAAGTTGATTCTACTGCGGGTGGATTAGGACAAGTAATAGTAAGCCCTCCGATTATCTCTGACCCAGCAGACCCTTACAGAAATGTTAGTACGCCTGTAGTCGCTGCAATGCCTGTGATTTTGATAGGTACGCCAGGTTCTCGTTATCACGTTAACCCTGCATATCATCCTCGCGGTCTTGATATTGTTATTCCTCCAATGGAAGTTTTAGACAATGTAAATACTTCGGTGGTCACGGACAAAGACTTAAATGTTTCCTTGCGGGTAGAACGACAAGGCAGCTTATTGAATGACGTTAACATGCTTCGTATTGACTTGTTATTTGGTTTCAAATGGCACGATCAATATGGCGTTAAGTTGCTTTCATTATGATGTTGCACTCGCACTATCTATTTGACACGAACGAGCGCGCAGACATTGCGCGCTTGAAGCGTGTTTATAAGCTTTATTGTGGCGGACTATTTAAAACGTGTTCCTACAATGACGCAATCATATTATTAAAAACGGGTAAATGGTTTGATAAAACCAACTATTTGCCAAATGAAGAGGTATTAACTTATGAAAAACCAAGGCAGCGGATTTGTGGCAACCAACCCGAAGCGTCCAGTGAGCGGGAAGAACCCAGACACGAACAATATCAGTCCGACATCGCGATGCACAGCGCCCGAGAGGAAAATGCCAGAGAAGGGAATGGGACTCGGTCGCCAAGAAGCGAAGTAAAGAAACGTGGTCGACCAAAGGTAGTTAAATAATGGCGCAAGATTCTAGAACTGTTAATGACATTATTAATAATGCCTTTTACTTGTTGGGGGAGATATCGCCTGATGTCGTCCCCTCTGCAAGTGACGTTAATACTGGGCTTTATGTTTTAAATGACCTTCTAGATTCGTTTTCTGGCGCAAGCGTCCTTATTCCTTTTATAAAAACTATTGATGTAACTTTGGTTCCTAATCAAGGTACTTATGTAATTTCTAATATAGTGCCGGCTGATTTTAATTTTAATAGGATTGTAGAACTTGATTTTGTAACTGTAACAATTCAACAAATAAGTTATCCCGTAAATATTGTTGATAGAGCAGTAATATTAAATCAAGTGCGTTTTGCTCAAGGACAAACAAGACCGGGCGCAGTCTTTATGGACAACTTAGATTTACAAACTAATTTAACTTTTTATCCTAAGCCTGACCAAGCCTATAGCTGCCAGATTAGAGCAAAGTTTATGTTTGATAGATTATCTTTGTTCCAAGTGATAACAGAAGTTCCACCTAAATATTATAGGTTTTTAAAATATGCATTGGCGCGCGAATTACTTGCTTATTATCCTTCTGGATCATGGTCTGCAACTACAGAAGACGAATATAAAAAGATGCTGGCAAACATTGAAACATCGGCTGAAATAAATGTGATTATTAATCCTGATGGATTATTAATGACGCCTTACCAGTATGTTTACAACTCTATTTATGGAGTTTTAGGGGTGCTTAATCCATGAAGCGAATGGACTTCCCAGTTGTTGGAAGCTTGCATGAAGACGTAATTACTAAAGTTAATGCCGAGCGTACTATTAATATGTACGAGGTATTTTCTCCGCATGGAAAGAAACAAAATTATTTACACCCTACACCAGGAAAAGAAGAGCATGGCACATTCTCAGAAGGAAATAAAGGAAGGGCATCTTTTGTATTTAGAGGATTTACCTATTTTGTAGAAGGCGACACAATTTATAGAATGGACGCTACATTAGTCCTTAATGTTATTGCCGCTAATTTCTTCACAACAATAACAGGACATGTAGGAATTTCTGCAAATGAATTTCAAATATTATTTGTTGATGGAATTAAATGTTTTTTATGGGACACAAATACAGCGACAGGAATCGATAATACGCCAAATTTACCAGGAGGATTTACGCCATTAGATATAGCGTTTATGGATAGCTCTTTTTTATTAATAAGTGGAGCAACAGGATTTCAGAATACATTCTATGTAAGCGGACTCGATAACGGAACTGTATGGCCCATTTTAGATTTCGCTTTAATTAATTCACGACCAACTATTTTAAATGGAATTTCTGTTTTAAAAAGAAGGATTTTCTTTTTTGGTCAAAACAAAAGTGAGATTTGGGTAGATGCGGGACTTTCAGACTTTAGGTTTAGACGTGATAACAATTTATTGTTAGAGCATGGAGTTAAGGCGATTGATTCTATAGCGCAAGCGTTTGACAGGCTATTTTATTTGTCAGGTGATATTGATGGCGTAGGTTCAATCATGATGATTGAAGGTGGAATTAGTCCACAGCCAATTAGTACACGAGAAATGGATGAAAGAATTCAGCGATATACAGCGCCACAAGATGCAATAGGGTTTGCATATAAAATTAATGGACAAGTGTTTTATCAAATTAATTTTACGACAGATGAGCATACATTTGTTTTTAATGCCAATACAAAATTATGGCATGAATTAGAAGCAGCAAATGGAACGCGAGACACATCAAATACTCATGCGTTTTTTGATAACAAGCATTTCATAACAACATATAACGACTCTAAATTATATGAATTGAGTTATAACTTTTTAACAAATGCGGGCGAAAAAATTAAACGCACAAGGATATGTAGAACATTAAGTTCACCGACATATGAAAGAATTAAATATGCTCGTCTTCAGGTGGATATGTTGAAAGGTGTAGGAAAAATAAATACGAAACCATTAAGTTCATTGCCGCCACCACCTAAGACAACACAAGCACAATTGGAAGCGAGCGCAGATGTTGACCCAATGGTGTTTTTAAGCGTTTCTGAAGATGGTGGAGATACCTATCATTCATTTGGAAGCGAATCATTTGGGAAAGCGGGCGATAGAAATATAAGAATCATGTGGCAAAGATTAGGAACTTATAGAGATGCTATTTGGAAATTTGAAATATATAACGCCGTTCCTATTTATATTTTAGGAGCAGCAATCGATATGGAGATACAACCACAATGAGTAATATTAACGCTGCATTTATGGCAGTCCCTCCTATTGAAGAAAAAATAGTAGATGAAAATGGAAAGCTTACGGATATTTGGAAAAACCATTTCGATGCGATTTCACAAACCTTAGGGTTAGTGGTTGTTCATGACAGATTTAATAATACGAAACAAGAAACGCCCGTGACAGTTGTGATTGCAATGGAACAAGTAGACAGAGACCAATTAGACAACGCTATTGATGGGACGATACTTTATAACAGAACAACGAATCGATTTAATTTTAGAGAAGCTGGAACATGGGTAACTTTTACGCCAGTAGCGGCATAGGTGATATATGAGTTGGATTGATGAATTATTTGGTGGTGGGCGTGAAGCCGCTGCTGGCGCAATGAATAAAGAATTAGGTCAAGGGCTATCAAGTTCACAAGGGCTTTTTTCGCAAGGACAACGCTATTTAAACCCTTTTATCCAACGAGAGCCTGGGCAGTATCAAGCTTATATTGATGCGCTTAATCAGTCTCAAGACCCGATGAAATTATATAACCAGTTTGCATCAAGTTATAAAGAATCACCCGAAGCCTTGGCGCAACAGAAAGTAGGGCAACAAGCAGCAAATAATCAGGCTCTTTTAACTGGGCATTTTGGTTCAGGAGCTGAAGAAACAGCGGCAGCTAATTTAGCACAGTCTACGCGCGCAACTGATTTCGATAAATATATGGCAAATATGTTTAACACGCGAAACCAATATTTAAGTGGTTATCAAGGGCTACAAGGTCAAGGCTTCCAAGCGGCAGGCATGGGTGCAAATCTTTCTGCTGAAGAAGCTCAGCAACAGCAAAAATATTATGAAGACATGGCTAATGCGCAAGCTGCCCAGAAAGAGGCGCAATCGCAAGGGTGGACAAATATGATCGGTCAAGGCATCGGGCTTGCTGGTGATATCTTTGGAATGCCTGGAATGGGTGGAGGCGGTAATACTGGTGGTTCATGGTTAAATCCTGATACAGGGCGCACGGTCAATTATTAATGAGAGTAAGTTATGGCTAATGCATTTGAAACATTATTTGGCGGTCAACCTAGGACAGTGTTTGATTCCTATAACGATACTGCGTCGTCATTAAACAAATTACGTGACCAACGAATAGTTAACGCCCTTAATCAAATTAAATTAAATTATGCTCCTCAGATGGCTCAATCTGCTGCAAGCAAAGCATCTGCGGAAGCTTCTACCGCACAAAACACCGCTAAATATGCGCCGCAAATGAGTTTAGCTGATTTAGCACAAAAGCACGCAGCCACTATTGCTGAGGGATTAAGATCGCAAGGTGAATATTGGGATAATATTACAAAAAAAGCTGAGGCAAACGGCGCGCCCGCAAAAGTACAAGCAGCATTAAACCTTCAACAAGCACAAATTAAATTAGCTCTTGCTCATGCGCAATCTTTTCTAAGTAAAGGTAAAGCGCCAGCTCCAGCGAAGGGCGCGCCTACATATTATGACTTAAAAGGAAATCCTCTTCTGGGAGGAGCGCAACAAATGGCACCTACGCAAACTCCAGAAATGGGAGCACCTACACAAGTCGCTCCGCAACAAATGCCTAATGTTGCATCTGCGGCACAAGCTGCGACGCAAAATAATGTGACTGTTCCACAAGCAGAGGAAGACACTTTTCCAGGAGCAGACCCGAAAGCACCTAATATTTTGCAGTCAGTTGGGCCAACTGATTCAAGAGGACATCCGGCGGCATTATATAATCCTCATACGGGCGAGCGTTTTAGTGTATTAAGCCCTACCCAACGTACACAAATGCAAAATCAGTTAATCTCTTTAAGGCAAGCCATTCCTTACATCGATGATTTAAAAAAATATGGAACTGTAGGTAAGATTGGTCCAACTGGTAAAAATGAACTTTTACCTAATGCATTTGGCGGCGTTCCTCGTGGGGTTGGCGCTGAATATGATAAAGCATTGGCGGCGGCGACTGAGCATGTAATGACAGGTTCTAAATTGCAAAAAACTGATGCTACCGTGAATATGGTTCAGACTATTTTAAATCGACAAAATTTTGAATCACGTGAAGATTACACTAATAGGATGAATAAATTTCAACAACATTTAAGAGATTTAGATGAAAATACTAAAAATAGTCTTGGCTTAAATGCAATGTCATTAGATAAATATACAAGTGATAATGAACAAAAATATGTAACTGATGAATATAATAAAATTACAAATGATACTGTAGATGTTATTTCGCCAGATGGTAAAGAAGGAACTATTCCACGAAGTAATCTAGAAAAAGCGCTCGCTCGTGGTTACAAGAGGGCGTCATAATGGCAGATGATAATTTAGGTTTTGTGGAAAAAACTCAAGATGATGGATTAGGGTTCAAGCCAAAATCTTCTCCTGAAAAATCTGGAATTCTTCAAGATATTTTACAAGCGGGCGGTACTGCAGGGAGGGCCATTGGGTATGGCATAGGAGACGTTTTAAATGTACCTATTGAAGCTGCAAATTATGCTAATCAAAAAGTCGCAGGATTGTTTGGAGTAAAGCCAGAAAATGTGCCAACGCCTCAGCCATTCAATCCTCAAGCTTTCCCGATGCCTGAAGTTTCACAACAAAGACAACAAGAATTAGATCCACTAGCCCGTGGCTTAGCAACCGGAGCAGAGCTTGCAACGCCTGCGACAGACTTAGCAAAATTAGTTAGTACTGGAGGTAAAAAATTATTATCAACTTTACAGAATAAATTAGGACTAGCAGCAAATCAAAAAGCTAAAAGCTTTATGAATGATTTATTACAAGGTAACAGCGTTTCAGAGGCGACTAAGCCTGTTGCTGATGAAATAAGAAATAAATATACGGCTGCCAAAAGTGATTTTAATAATCAATATAGTGCCATTAAATCTGAAGCCGCAGATAGAGGTTACGCACCAACTGTAGCTAAACAATTTCCTGGAATATCGGTTGCGACTGATGAAAAATCAATAATTCCAAATAATTTTGAAAGCGTCTTAGATAAAATAGATTTATCAAAACATAGCAATGATATTAATGAGGCTATCGACGATTTCAAAGAAAATCCAAGTTTTGAAAAAGCCCATGACTTGCAATCTACTTTAGGAAGTGAAGGCGATAAATTACGCAGCAATAAAGATAGCGACAACAGAAAACTAGGCGGTCAATTATTAAATTTAAGAAGTTCTCTTAAAAATGATATCTCAGACACATTGACTAAAAATGGCGACACAGATTTATTAAATAAATATAACTCAATAGGACAAGATTATAAAAAAGTAGTCGCGCCTTATTTATCAAATACAACACTTAGAAATATTGTTTTAAAAAAAGGACTATCGCAAATAAACCCTAAAACTATTGGAAATCTTTTAAGTAAAAATGATACGGCGACCACATCCATTAGAAATAATTTATCCGATGAATCCAAAAATTTATTATTAGGTACTCAATTAAAAGCAGCCCTTAAAGCGCTTCCTAAAAAAGGAATTTTGCAGCGTGAAGCAGACGCTAAAAGTTTAGTGAACGAATATGGAAATCTTGATAATAAAGGACTTGATTTTTTAAGGACGCCCGAATCAATAGCTAAGATTGGATCCATTATGAATGATTTATCGCGTCAAAGTAAACTTAAATGGGCAGCAGGAATCGGTATTCCAGCCGTCATAGGCGCAGAAGGTGCCAGAAGAATTTTTTAAAAGGTAAAATTATGCCGTCAACATTTAATATAGCTCCTAGCCCGAAATGGTATTTCTTAGATTCACAGGGTCGTCCTGCTGCCGGTGGTTCAATAACAACGTTTAGCAGCTTAGACCACTCTACACCAAAATTTATATTTGCTGATGCAGCAGGCAATTTTCCTTATCTTGACCCTATTATTTTAGACGGAACAGGAGGAAGCCCCGTTCCCATGTATTTTGAAAATAATGGTGTCGATTTATATTACGTTGTAATTAAAGATGCAGCAGGAAATATAATTTGTACAATAGATAATTTTCCACCAGGAACAGGCGGCGTTACTCCTATCAATACCAATGTTGATATTGAAAATCACATTGTGAACGGCGCATTTATATTTATTGATGCACTAACATCGGGTGAATCTGTTATAAGCCCAATTCCAGCGGGGATGACACGACTTGCGCCAGCGGCTGGTTTTTTCCAAGATATTGATGGACATTTTACGCCTACTCCAACAGGCAGTAATTTTAAATCTGGATGGAACTTTGTTAAATCAGGGGGTGCTGGTGAAACGAGTACTATAGCGTTTGTGGATGTTGTAGGAATTGGCGAAGGGTTTCCAAATTCTCCTAGTGAAAATGCAACGCGCTTTTTCCAATATCAATTGTCCGTTGCCGGCGCTCCTCAGACAGATGCTTTTTTATCTCAAACTATCCCAAATGTAGAAACATTTTCAGGAGAAACGCTTACCATTTCTTTTGATACTCATTCAGACGCAGCCGGAGTTGGTGTTTTTGAAATATTGCAATTTTTTGGGACGGGTGGTTCAGCTGATAGTGCAGTAACTCATAATTTTAATTTTTCAGTGGGCGCATGGGCAAGACAATCTTTTACTGTTGTTGTTCCTTCTGTAGTAGGAAAAAGTAAAGGCCCGAATCGAGATGATAGCATCAATGTTTTATGGAGCTTTCCATTAAATACATTGGGCAGTTTCGATATAACAAATTTACAAGTACAACGCGGTACTTTTGGCGCTGCGCCTTATATTTATCAAACTTATAATCAAGACCAATATAAAGTACTTATCGATTTATTAAGTTATAGCAATATTATTTTTGAAACAGGCGCGCTCCGGTTTAGTTTAAATGGAGATCCAGGTTTGCCTGAACAATTCAGAGGATGGCTGCTACTTTATAATGTTCTTCAAACGATAGGATATCAATCAGCAAGTGGCGCAACCACATTTGGCGAAAGATTCGTAAATCTTTATATCTTATGGTGGACGTTGTTTGATCAAACAGAATGTGCAGTTAATGGCGGTCGCGGCGTGTCACCGACTGCTGATTTTTTTGCTAACAAACAAATGACTATACCAGTCAGCATAATTAATCGTGTATTGGCAAGTGCTGGGACTGGGACAGCGACCCCATTTGGGACATTCGCAGGGGAAAATGAACATGTCTTAACAATTCCTGAAATGCCTGCGCATGATCATACAATACCTAACCCTATTAATTTCCTTGCTTCATCAGGAGCAATACTCATTCATCCTGTTGATGGATTAGCGTTTTCCGGCACTACGGGCGGTGGACTTGCGCACAATAATATACAGCCAACAGCTTATTTTTGGCTCTATGTTAAATTATAGTAAAGATGATATAATGATTTAAACTTTTATTAAAAAGGTAAAATATGGCAACCGTTGATTTAAGAGAAAAGCTAGCAAATGAAGCTGGAAGAATGGAGCAAATGGGACGCCATTTTGCTGTGGCATTGCCTGTCGTATTAGATGCATTTTTTGATATTACTCAAAATGGGACATCTGTGGGACGCGTGACCGCTAATTCAATTTTAGTTGGTGGCGCAGGAAGTCTCGCATTAGAGATGGCTTATACCCTTAATAATTTACCGGTTATTTCTTTTATTCCAGCCGTCATTGCTGGGCAAGAAATAAGAGGATTAATTCGCCGGGTATTAAGTGTAAGTGCGCTTGGAAATACAACTGCTACGAATTTAGCTTGGACGAGTGGAGAATAAAATGTTTAGTCAGCAAAATTTACAATTAGACAGAGGATTTTCTACTTCTCATACGCAAGGAAGATTCACGACTGCCTTACATCGATATTCAGATTTAACGGCTACGATTGGTGATATTAAAGCAGGGTTTCCTCCTTTCTTAGGACAAGGCGTAACTCAAGAGGTTGTCCTTGTTAATGACTTAATATTTATTACTGGCTCTGATGGCGTTGTTGTTTCTCAAATACTTTCATTATCTCCATTTACAGTGGGTGTTGATTTATTTTCGGGCGCTTCTGGATTAAGTGTTGGTCCAACTACCGTAGCTACAGATGGGAATGCAGCAAAAATTAATGGCAATGTATTACAAATGGAAGTTGCGGACGCGACCCATTCAGGAATAGTCACTAACTTGCCTCAAGATTTTGGGGGCCCAAAAACTTTCCATGATAATCTTACGGTCGATGAACCACCAAATGGAATTATTGTACAAAAAGCAATAGGCGATTTCGGAGTAGAACTTATAACTAGCGATCCAAATGCTACACCTGGATTCGCTATAGCAAGTACAAATCTTCCTGGTCAAATTTTCGCAATGATATTTAAAGAAACAGGTTTTTTTAGTGCTAATCCAGAGCTTGCCGTTTTCGCGGGTCTTAATGCACTAATTGTTTTAGATAACATTAATCAAACAGTTACAATCGCACAAACTCTAGTAGGTGATAGCATTCAAGAGCGCACCCCATCAAATGGTATAAATGTAAATGGAGTTACTGTTAAAGCAAATACAATTACTTTAGCGGATCCAAATGTATTTTGGGACAACGGCATTATTACAGCCAATAATGTAATTTTTAACTTTGATGCACAAGATTCTTTATATTATGACCAAGTAGCAAATAGAGCCGCATTTGCTATAGGAAATATTGATATCGCTTCAATAGCTGCTGCTGGCTTGACATTGCCTGCGACTAAAACGCTTGCTACAGATGCAATTGTTGAAACTACAGCCGCTAACGGAACGTCTATTAATACTGGCATTAAATTATTAACTACTGGTGGAACACCAGCATTATTGAATCATTACGAAGAATTCACATACACATCTACTTTTACTAATAATCTTGAATCGACAGCGGCGCTTAATTTTACTGTTGTACGCGTAGGAAAAGCAGTAACAATTAAACTTATTGATGTTGGAAGCGCAGCGGCGCAAGTTGCTCCTGTGGAAGCATTCTCTTCAAATACAGCGTTACCAGCTCATCTGAGACCATCATTTGATACGTTCGGATATTGGCGTGTATCTAGCAATGCAATTTCTAAAACTGGCATGATTGAAGTGTCTAGTTCTGGAAATGTATTTATTCATAATGATTCTGATGGCACAACTGCATTTACTGCTGCTGTTCCGATTGGATTTGACCGGTGCGCATTTAGTTACGATTTGGAATAAACATATTTTTTACATACGAGGTACTTAATCATGGCATTTGATTTACGAGGTTTTCAATTTAATAGGGGCGTTGCAGCAGCAAACGCGCAAGGTGCTGGTGTAACTTCGGTTATCCATACCTATAAAAGCTTGACCGATACATTAGCTACGATTGGGGGTGCATCGTATTTTCCAAATAATATTGATGGCGCAACTGATAAAGTTTTCATCAACGATTTATTATCGATTGTTGCATCTGACGGTACCTCTATGGTGAGAATTACTGCTTTAGACCCATTTACTACTGGTACCGATTTATATTTAGGCTCAAGCTCCAGTATTACTGTTGCCGCACCGGTAGCAGCAACGGACGCTAACGGCTTGATTATTAGTGGTGGCGTAGCAACTTTAGAATTTGCTGATGCGACTAATCCAGGAATTGTGAGCATTGATGCTCAACAATTCACGGGTGATAAATTATTCAATAATAGTGTTATAACTGATGTTATTAATAGAAAGAACGTTAATGATAGATTATTTATAGGCGCTGATGTGCCTGGATTTACTCAGATTGGCGTTACTGGCTCCGGTCAGGGTGCTCTAATATCGTATATTGACGGTATTGATGCTGGAGGTGGTGGGCCCGTACCTGTACGTATAGGATCTATTCCGACCCAAACATCTTATGTTCAGCTAGGCGATATTGCCGCCGCGCCTGTGCGCATACCGTCTGGTCTTTTCTGGCCTGTAGGTGGTGGCTTCATTACGCAATATGAAAATGCTGACATACCTGTCAGCTGGACTGGACCATTTACTGCTGCTCAGCCAGGGCGCGTTCATGTGCAGCGGTTTGAAGGGTTGAACTCTACCGATAAAGTGACATTCATTACTATTACTGGTATTCCAGCAGCCGCAGCAACTAATACTGCCAATATTACGACGGCTACTGTGTTACCCGCTGACTTCCGTCCTTTAGTAGATACTCATGGCATCTGTTTGGTAACGGACAATACTGCATTTGCTACTGGCTCGTTCGTAATAAGTACGGCTGGGGTGATAACGATTTTTGCTAGCGCTACGCAAAATCAATTTACTAACGCAGGCACAGCAGGAACCGGTATCATTTCATTATCTTATAATAATGCATAATCGATAACGTTTAAGTTAAGCCAGGCACCCCTCTGCCTGGTTTTTCTGTGTTGTGTCCATTGGTATTATATTTTCACGAGCGCACTCTTCACAAGAGTAAAGATATTCTTTTGTTTGTGGAATAAACCATACCACTCGCATACAAGTTTCACCGCAGAACTTACAAATAGGCTCAACCACCATTCTTAGCCTCCACAATTTTTTCTAAATAATGGCTGTCCGCAGTAAATTCCTTCCCCGAAGGTAAAAGAACTTTTATTTTATTTGGATTTTTTCTTGATATAATGACGGCTTCCATCATATTAATATTTATCCATACAGGGCACGGAGCACCGCAATCAGTAGTAAACTCAGAATCATTTATTTTAAGTAACATTTTTTATCTCTTATTTTACGATGGTGAATTTCGGCGCTCCGGTTATACCTAGATTTGCCGATAATAATTCATTTTTGAAATTATTAAATTCTTCATCGCCTGTTGTGTTAATAATCTTTTTATATTCTCGCATATCAACTTTATATGACGCTATTTTAATTACGCCATCAATAATTGTACCGTGAGGATAAATGCTATACATACGAGAAAGCTTTTTTTGATCCCAAGTTATCTTACTTGGCAATTCTACTTTGCACCTGTAGTTTTTGCCTTGAATTCTAGCGGTTTTCACACCATTATTAAATTCAGCGAGTTGCATTAGTTTTGTTTTTGCAAAATTCGCCATTATTTTATAATTGTTTATTTGCTCTTCGGAATGCTCGATAATATGAATTAATTCATCAATCGTATATATTTCACCAGTTGTTGTATCCATAGAAACAGTCATAAATCACCTCATTATTATTAAATTAAATCGACTCACTTTGGTAAGTGAGTCGATTGAGTCAATTAGAACGGAACTTCATCATTGAACTTGTCCTCAACTATCGGTTGTTCAGGAGCTTGAAAATCTGTTTTTATTCCGACAGTTTCATAGAACCGTTTAACCTCATTGCTTGGTTTACCCATATATTCTTTTGCAATAACATCAGCGTCGACAATTTTATTATGTAGTTCTTTTAAATCTTTTAAATTATCTATCCCGACATACGTACAAATGTCTGCAAGTTCTTCTCTTGCCATTCGTTGAGCAGCTTCACTAGGATTATAGATATTAAGATTTTTAAAAATAGTTTGACCTCGCCTAAATTCGCTAACTACTTCTAACTGAATATTAGCCATTTGGTCGCCACTTTTAGAATATTTAAGTTCAGCGTTTTTAATTCTAAATGTATAGCGCCCATCCGGTAGTGCGCTCCGAACATATTCTTTTAAATTAAAATCAATCATGTTATTTTTCCTCGTAATTTGTGATGCCATTAATAGGATGTACGACTTCGATAGTATCATCTACCATTAGTCGTTGCGTAATTAAAAGGTTTGTATCTGAATCTTTAAAGCTTTCTAACAAATCAAATAACTCATTTTGATGAATTACACCATGCATAGTATTGCCATTTAAATCTTTAATTGTTACTTTCATTATCTGAACCCCTGACTTAATACATTTGTTTTTTTAATTTCTTCAATAATTGCTTCATCTGAACCAGGCTCTAATAGAGAATGTCCTGAAGAAGAAAGCTCTTCTATTGTAAGCGTTGGCTCTTCATGGATTTCTTTAACCTCTTCGATTACAGTTGCCACTATACGATCATCTTCATTAATCTCTACGCCTAGCTCTTCAGCGGTATAAACTGCAACACCCCCAAAAATCCCAGGAGTAAAATGTCTAGCCCCACGCGTAAGTGCCCGAGCAAACAACATATCTTTAGGATATTTCAGCCAGATGCTATCTTTTTTTGCTAAAAGCCCCGCTGTTTCTGCTTCTTTAATTGTAAAAGAAGCAACTCCTAAAGAAGACTCTTTGCTAATCTTCTTATTTTTTGAGTCATAAAACTCAATATGACAAACTTCATTAGTCAACTCCCGAACGCGGTAAGTATAAGTTGGATGTTGAGCGATTAAAGTTGCCATTAAATTTGCGCCTGGTACAGGTTTTCCCATGACCATATGAATGCCGCTAATACTAGCAAAAGGTGGTACGCCTAATTCTTTACCGACCATCACTTTAACTAATGCTTGTGCGTGAGATTTTAAATCTGAAAACATACCGCTTTGATAAAAAGCAGCCGCTTGTCTTTTCATTAATTCATATTCTTGAACTTCTTTAATTTGTACTAAATCATTCATTGTTATTCTCCGTCAGTTATTTCTACAAGTTTGTAGCGTTTGTCTAAAATTAAACGGTGGGCATATCGAAAAGATTCTTTTCCGCTAACAAGATACCCTCCAGATTTGGCGCCTTGGATTTTTGCTAGAGTATTCAGTTCGTTATCTACATAAAATGCTTCTATTTTGCAAATCTCCCCGGCATCATTTAAATAAATCTCTCCGATTTCTAGCTTTCGTTTAGGTTTTTCTGTAAGCTCCCAAATCGTTCTTTGTAGTTTGTTAAAACTTATAATACAATTACATGGCGTACTTTTTTCCACAATCACACTACATGCATCCAATAATCTATCCGCTTCTTCTTTAGTTAACATTTTATTTCTCCGGGTTAAAAAGGTATTTCTTCTTCATGATTAAACTCAAAAGTATCTTCATCTTGATAGGACTCTATATCAAACATGACTGAACCATCATGTTCAAATTGATCGAAACTATCATCAAAACAATCAAATTCTCCGTACATATCACATTCCCCCTATTAGCCAAAATGAATAATACATTGTTCCACACAGAACAGTGAGCCAAAAAACATTAGTTACAATTTTCATTATTATTAATCTCCTATATTTATTCCGTATGTTGCTTTCATAAAATTATTTATATAAGACATGATATGGTCGCACTCTCGCTTTAGTGCTTTTTCATACTCTTTACAACAATGTTCACCCATTGTAATTAAACTGGATTCAATTTTACTTCTTAGAGTTTGCTTAAGATCATCAAGATTCTTAAGGATCATTGACTGCTGTGTTTTCATTATTATTATTCCCCTATGTTGTTAATGAAGTGTTGGTTTAGTATGCGTGCCATTCTTACAATCTTCACAGTCTGCTGTTTTTTTAAAGCCGGAGAGATCTTCAAGAGAGCTATGTATTAACTGTGAAAGTTGCATTAATCTATGTTGCAAATAATTTTGTCTTGTATGTTCTGGAATACATTCTATAGAATTAGACAAAAAGTATGAAAAAAATATATCTATGATTGCATCTGTTTCTGGAACTCTTAATTTCTCATCCTTTAAAATAGCCACAACTGCATTAATACTTTGCGCCATTAGTGATTGTATTTTTTCTGGGATATTCATTTTTTTTCTCCAAATATTTTATATTCTTTTACAGCTTGAATAGTTTGTTTAATTAAGCAACCCAGCTTCTCTTCACGATAATCTATATAAAATTTTTTCGAAGTTTCATCTGGCATATTAGCTAGCGCTTGAGCAAAAAATAAATTAAATAAGAAGTCTATAATTGAATCCATTTCGTAGATAGAGACATCTTCGTTTATTACTATATCACGTACAGCGTCTGCGCATTTACTCGCTAACTTACGTATTTTTTCATCTTTCATTAAGCCTCTCCTCTCATTTCTTCAGCGTTCATTGTGCGTACAATTCCATATTCTTCGTCAGGATTAAACCGATAAAGTTTAGGTTCTATTTCTTCGTATTTATCTACTAAAATATGAAATGCTTTGTCTGGCATTAAAAGAATTTCTATTTCTTCATGTCTTTCTAATTGCGCTTTCATCTGCATAACTTCAAGTATTTCTGGAACTAATCCTGAAATAAGGCGAGTTGCGGCGCGCAGATTAGTCATGTATTCTATGTATTGTGTGTTTTTCATAAACAAACCCTCATTATTATTTATTAAGTTTCTTTACTTCGTTTTTGATTAGAGCGTGCATTTGTCTTATCAATTTTATATATTGATTATTTTCTAATAATAATAAAAATGATAGTTTAGTGCGCTCTTGTCGTGAAAGGTCTTTAAGTTCTCGTACGTAATTATGCTGAACTAAATATTCAACGTAATCTTCTATGTGGTCTGACTTTGACATTTATATCTCCCTGATATTTATTATTACGAAATGAGTTTGGCACGCCTAACTGGCATTGTCAAGAC